ATTGGCAGACCGAATCGCCTACACCATCACCGAACACGGACCACTAACCGCCGGAGAAATAGCCACCCAACTCGGCACCATCGAAAACAGCATCAGAGCCCAACTATCCCGCCACAAAACCCTATTCACCAAACTCCCCGACACCCGCTGGGAACTCCACAAATGAAAGCGCATCACCCCGCGCATCACCAAACCGCATCACCCCGCCACCTGATGCGCCCAAAAACCCCTATAAACACTGGCTGCATCACTGATGCGCATCAGCCGCATCAACACCTCGCATCAGCGTGTGTTCTATACACACTGACTGATGCACGATGCAAAACCGATGCAAAACAAAGTAAGATCAAACCACAACCACCAACCCCATGAGCCAAGAGAACCCCATGAGCCACAAAAAACCAACCTACAAAGACCAACCACAATGCACCGCCACCTCCAAACAATCAGGGGAGCGGTGTAAGCAGGCCGCTAAACTGGGTGGGAAAGTCTGCCATTATCATGGGGGGAACGCGCCGCAGACTGTCAAGGCTAATGCTCGTCGCATTCTGGAAGGCCTTGTTGGGCCGGCATTGGTGACGTTGCAAGAGTTGATGCTTGATAGTGAGGTGCCGGCTTCGGTGCGGTATCAGGCGTTGCGTGATGTGTTGGACCGTACTGGACTCAAGCCGGTGGATAAAGCCGAGGTGTTGTTGTTGACTGATGAGGCTATAGCTGCGGAGATCGCCCGCCTGAAAGCAGACCAGTGATGCGACTTATTCTGGATGATCGAGAACACCGCACGCCGGACGCCCGCGAATACTGGGTAGATGACGACTGGCCTTCGCTCAAGCAGATGATGAACTGGATCAACCTCGGCCATTACGCACTGCTCGCCGCCCACTGGGCAGACAAGATCGACGAATTACTGACGATGAGTTCGGACAGAGAACTAAGGGGACTTCATACCTGTCAGCAGACCCTCATCCGGTGGGACTGCATCAGGCCACACGGCGCGCGTTATCTTCTGACAGATCGCGGCCGGGAGTTGATGGACGAGATAACGAACACGAGAACCGGCGAATGACTCGTCTCGCTTTGCTTGAGGAGTTGCAAGACCTGAGGGCCGCTGAGCGTCTAGCCAAAGTCGCCCCTTGGTTGTACAACCCGGTGCAATGGGTCGAAGACATCATCCCGTCGATTGACCTGGCGGACTATCAGACCGAAGAACTCCGGGCACTAGTCGATGAACAGGGCCACGGCAAAGTCGCCGCGAGGGGGCCGCGTGGATCCGGTAAGACAACACCCGCCGCCGTCATCGCACTCTGGTTCATCACCACTAGGGAGTTGGCAGGGATCGACTGGAAGGTGCCGGTTACCGCCGGGTCATGGAACCAGCTAGAGCGGTTCACCTGGCCGGAGATACACAAGTGGGTGCATCGTATGGACTGGCACGAGTTGGGGATGGACCCGTGGCGGAAGAACCAAGAACTCATGTCGCGCCGTATCAAACTCCCTAACGGTGAAGCGTTCGCCATCAACTCAGACAACCCCGACCTGATCGAAGGGGCGCACGCCGATCATCTGATGCTGATAGTTGATGAAGCCAAGTCGGTGCCTGACGCTTCGTGGGATGCGATGGAAGGCTACTTCTCGTCGCCGGGTACCTATTACCGGTTCGTCATCAGCACACCTAGCGAACCTGCCGGCCGTTTCTACGACATCCATAGCCGGACGGCGGGGTATGACGACTGGACTGTCTCTCATGTCACCATCGCTGATGCGATCAGAGAGGGCCGGGTCACGGAGGAATGGCGCGCCCAGCGGGAGAAACAGTGGGGTCCCGAATCCACCTTGTACAAGTGTCACGTCCTTGCAGAGTTTGGTGGCACTGAGGACGGTGTTATCCCGTTGTCGTGGGTGGAGGCTGCCATCGAACGGGGCCGGTCGGTGGACCTCGAGGCTATGTATCCGAAGGTGTTTGGTGTCGATATTGCTGATACGGGGACTGATAACACGATCATCATTTGGAGGGACGGCGACGCGGCCTACAGGTTGGATCGCTTTGAGGATGGCGACACGATGCTCCATGCCGACCGGATAGAGAACCGGGCCCGCCGTGGAACGAGGATCGTGATCGACTCTATTGGGGTGGGTGCTGGTGTGGCTGCCAAGTTGAAACGCAACCAGGATTTGAAGGTGGCCCCGTTCGTAGCGTCAGCGGGGACGAAGCGTAAGGACTTGTCGGGTGAGATGGGGTTCGCTAATTTGCGGGCGGCAGCGTGGTGGAACCTGCGAGAGCTCCTAGACCCGTCAGAGGGCTCGGCTTTGTCGTTGCCTGATGACCCTGAGCTGCTCGGTGATCTGACGGCGCCGGCGTGGCGTGAAGTGGCCGGTGGCAAGATTCTGGTTGAGTCGAAGAAGGACATCAAGAAACGTCTAGGCCGTTCGACAGATGTTGGTGATGCGGTGGTGCAAGCGTTTTGGGAGGACGTCACTAACCTTGATCTGTCCGGTTGGGGTGACGATGGGTTGCAGCAGGAGGGGCCGGGGTTGTGAAACCGTTTTATGATGTGGACGGCATCACTATTTATCACGCCGATTGTGTGGACGTGATGCCGCTAGTCCCACCCGCTAGCGTTGGGTTGTTGTTGACCGACCCGCCCTACGGCATCGGCCTTAAGAGCTACGCCGACTCAATGCCAGACGCGCGGTTTAAGGGTTCACCCCCACCCCGCTCCTACGCTTCGATTGTTGGAGATGACGCACCATTCGACCCGTCTCCTCTGCTGCCTTACCGGTCGGTAATATTCGGTCTGCCTCACATGTTGGACTTCCTGGGTAACGGCGGCTTGTTGGTATGGGATAAGACGGGCGGCGGTAAGACGTCCACCATGCTTTCAGATGGAGAGGTTGCGTGGTCTAATGCCTTCGCTGGGGTTCACATTTTCCATCATATGTGGCTAGGGATCTTCCGAGATTCGGAACTCAACAACAGGGGTTTACACCCCACCCAGAAGCCGGTTACGTTGATGCAGTGGATATTGCAGAAGTGGACGGAACCCGGTGACCTGGTGTTTGACCCGTACATGGGCAGTGGCCCCATAGCTAGGGCGTGTGCCGATCTTGGCCGCCGCTATATCGGTGTTGATATCGTGGAGGAATACTGCCAAACCGCAGTCAATCGCCTCGGACAGATGACGTTGGGCCTGGAGATGGGCTGACACAGTCGGGTCCGATGGGTTAACATAGCAAACGACGGACCGCGGACAGCGGCAACACATCCTCTATCAGAGGTGCACGATGCCGCAACCGGATAACGTAACCGAACTGCCCACCGCTAATCCGTTCGTTGAGATCGGTGTGACTGGTTCGTCGGCGGTCGCGTCCCATATCTATGAGGACTTCCTACCCCAGTTGCGGGGCCGTCAAGCGTTGAGTGTCTACAGAGAAATGGGTGACAACGACGCCACCATCGGGTCCATCTTGTTTGCTTTGGAGATGCTGGTTCGTGGGGTGGCGTGGACCGCCAAGCCGGCGTCTGAGGATGTGGTTGATATCGCGGCCGCCGATTTCTTGACAGCGAATATGGCTGGGTTGAAGCATCCGTTTAGGGACACGATTGCGCAGATGCTTAGTGCGGCTCAGTACGGGTTTAGCTTCCATGAGACGGTGTATGACCGGAACGAACGTGGCGAGATCGTGTGGCGCAAGTTCGGTTTCCGGCCGCAAGACTCGCTGTCTGAGTGGCGGTTGGATGAGTTCAATGATGCCGTTGCGTTTGTGCAGTTGAGGGACCGTGACGCTGTACCGATCCCGGTTGTGAAGGGACTCTATTACAGGATTGACACATCAGCCGTCTCAGGTAAGAGCCTCATTAGGCGGGCTTACCGGTCGTGGTTCTTCAAAAAGCGTGATGAGGAGAAACTACAGATCGCCATTGACCGGAACATCAACGGTATCCCGATGGCCCGTATCCCCGCCGAAGTCCTAGCCGCCGGTGAAGGCGATGCCAAGTTTGATTTGGTGAAGAAGATCGTTACCCGCACCAAACGGGACGAACAAGCCGGGATCATGTTTCCCTCCGACCGGGACGACATCCACGGCAACCTGCTTTACGAGTTTCTGCTATTGGCGCCGTCTGGTGACCCGCATTTCGAACAAGTCGTGGCCGTGATCCGTATGTACGCGGCTGATATCGCCGGGGTTATCTTGGCGCAGTTCATCAACCTGGGCCGCGACGCCGTAGGTAGCCGGGCCCTTGCTGAGCCGCAGCAGGACCTGTTCCAAGCCGCCCTCGAGGCCATTCTGGATGGGATGCAGGACACGTTGAATCGGCAAGCCGTCAAGCCGTTGTTTGAACTCAACCCGTCACTGGTACCGGCAGGCCGGCCGCTACCCAGGTTGGTACATGGTGAGGTTCGGGACGTGGACCTGTTACAAACCGGCGACTTCCTGTTGAAGACCTCACAAGCCGGCGCGCAATGGCCGTTTGAGGATCCGCAGTTCATGGCTGACCTTGGCGAGATGGCCGGGTTTGAGGCTAATACAGATATGACCACCGTTACTTAGGAG